ATACTTAAACATAAGCTACCAGTAAAGATTGTTATGACTGTACATGATCAGATCGATACGATAGTGCATCAAGATTACGCAGACAAATGGAAGAGAGAGATGAAACAACTTATGGAAACAGCAGCACTGACTACTATTCCTAACGGGTTGTTGAAGTCTGATACTAACTTATCATTATCATGGGAGAAATAGAAACTTATAATAACCTCACGCTTGATGAAAAGCATCAGTACTGGGTCACGTACCTAACGAATCTAATTACCTTTATATCAACAGATAAGCCTGTTAAAAGTAAAGCAAAGATTTTAGAAGAGATACAGCGTGTCCAGAAGATAGTCGATATATTTCAAGGCAGTACTATACCTAAAATAGATATAGAATCTGCTATAAATACACCTGACTATAAACGCATAGTTAAAAAGGCTATGCCTAAACCTAAAGAACCCGAGATTAAATTACCTAAAGCAAAGAAGTACGGTAATAAAATGGTCTTTAAGTATAGATATGATGCAAGATTAGGCGGGTTTACAGCGATACAAGATGAAGATAGATCCGAAGAAGCTTAAACGACAGAACCAGGTTATAGACAAGTGGCTTAAGAACAAAGCATGCGGTACATTACAAGCTACCACAGGCTTCGGTAAGACATTTGTCGCTCTCATGTGCATACAGCGTATGAATGAGCGCAAACCTGAGCGCACTACAATGGTAGTAGTTCCCACACAATACTTAAAGTCTCAGTGGGAAGAGCAGATCCTAAACCTCAGCTTAGAAAATGTAGATGTTATTGTCATCAACACAGCAATCAAGTCGCAAAGACAATATGATTTGCTTGTGCTCGATGAGATACACAACTACGGTTCTAATGAGTTTATTAAGATCTTCGAGAACACGCAGTACAAGTTTATACTTGGTCTTACTGCAACTATCGATAGATCCGACAACAGAGACGCTTTGATACGTACCTACTGTCCTGTTATAGATACAGTAGATATTGTTGAAGCATTAGAGAATGGTTATGTGTCTAATTTTAAAGTCTTTAACCTGGGTATAGAGTTAAATAAGGAAGACCGTAAAGCATACGACAGTATGAACAAGGACTTTCATTTTAACTTCTCTCAGTTTAATCATGACTTTAATACTGCGATGGCGTGCCTATCTAAACCAGATTACAGAAACAGCTACGCTCGTACTACAGGAAGAGATCCTGCAGAACTTGCTGTATATGCGATTAATTTTAGTCGTAATATGCAGAAACGTAAAAAGTTTTTGTACTTTGCTTCGTCCAAAATGGAAGCAGTGTTAGAACTGCTACAAGAATTTAGCGACAAGAAAGCTATTACCTTTTCTGAGGGTGTAGATTTTGCTAAAGGCTTGCATCAAAGAATGCCACAGTTCTCTGTGGACTACCATTCTAAGATGCCAAAGGGTATAAAAGCCCGCAATCTTGAACTCTTCAATAAAGAATCAAGTGACGTGCATGTGATACACACTGCTAAAGCACTTGATGAAGGCTTTGATGTAAAAGGTATTGACCTGGCTATTATTAGTTCAGGTACCTCTTCTACAAGGCAAGACCTTCAACGCACTGGTCGTGCTATTCGTTATCAAGAAGGAAAGACCGCGGTCATTATTAATATTTATATTAAGGATACCCAGGATGAGAGATGGCTACGTGCTCGTCAGAAGAAATCTACGAACATTATTCATGTCAACAGCATCCAAGAAATTAAAGATAACCTCTCGCAAAGAGAGATACCTACAAATGGAGATACTGATCCTGCAGGGTCAGGACGCTACAACCTATTTGCAAACGGTAAATGAGGTTAAAGAGAAACTAAAGGGAGATTATAGTGATAAGCAAATCGAAGAATGCCTATACGATCTATACGTAGATATAAAGGCTGAGCAAAATTATTATAACGTACCTAAGTTTATCCATACCTATGATTGACAACGTAAAGAAGTTCATCGACCTGCTTGTGAGGTTTGAGATTAATGCCAACCAGTTGCTATTCCTAACGATAGTGCATAAGAAAGATTATGCGCCATTGTACAAGTTTGTAACTGAAGGCAAAGGTTTTACACCTGAAGAGATCGATGATCTTGTAGAAAAGGGACTAGTTATCAATCTAAACACAGATGACGACTACTTTCTTGACTCTTTCATTACCACAGATACATTCATTACAGGATTGTATTATGAAGATGAAGAGATAGCGCCGACAGAGTTCTGGGATGCATATCCGAGAATGCTGTATGTAGAAGGCAAGCGATTTGCTGCCCGTAATACTGATAAGGACAAGTTCTTTGAAGATTACAATAAAGTTATTGGCATGCGTGTAGACAGACATAAGGAGATTATGGAATGTTTACATTACGCAGTCAAAAACAAACTTGTAAATATGGGTATACGCAAATGGTTTGACTCAAAACAATGGGAAACAATAGAGGAAGAAATGCAACAACGTAAAGACGCAGGAGATCGTGAATTACCAGGAGAAGCCATTTACTAGAGTAGTAATAAAACCACTCGAAAGAGTTCTAAACGAAGCTGATAAGCTTGTAAAAGAGGGCATGTCTAATGAAAACATGGCTTTAAAAACAAGGTGGTCAGGCTTTAATAGACTTATGATGGGAGGACTACGCTTTGGTAACACCTACTTATTAGCAGGTGCATCAGGTCATGGTAAATCATTCTTTCTGAATATGTTGATACAAGACTTCTTAGATCCTGAGATTAACGGAACATTTAACAAGCCCTTTAAGATCTTACACTTTGGGTTCGAGATGAGTGCAGCAGATGAGATTCTTAGACGTGCAGCGGCTATGACTAACATCTCTTACTCGTCCTTGTTAAGTGCATTTGATAAGCTTACACCTCAGCAGTACGAGTTCTTTCAAGAGAAACTGAAGACTCTTAAAGAGCAACCAGTATTCTATGTAGAACAACCTACTACTAGGTATAAAATGTATCAAACCATTAAAGATTTCAAGACTAAGTTTCCTGATGAAGAGCTTATTGTTAGTGTTGACCACACTTTGCTTGTGCAGAGTGAGGTAGGAGAGAACGAGATACAAACTATTGCAGGTCTGGGTAAATTATTTATCGAGATACGTAAAGAGTTTAACACTCTTAATCTTCTATTAGGTCAGCTTAATGATAAGATCGAAAGCGAGAAGCGATTGGACCCAACCAATCCTTCTTTACATTACCCTACAAAGACAGATATACACGGCTCTAAGCAAATGTATCATGCTGTGGATGTAGCTATGGTAATACACCAACCCTCATTACTACACTTAGAATACTACGGTAAAAAGGATATCCCTACGGATGGTCTTGTTGCTCTGCATATTCTAAAGAATCGTAAAGGTGAGCAAGGACTTACGCTTCTGCGTAACAACCTAGCTCGAGGTAGATTTGATGAGTGGGAATATGAAAAACCCCGTAGCATGGGATACGGGTACTCGGAATAATAGTTTAATAGTTAAATAAAAGTGTATGGAGTTACCTACATCTCGCATAGCACCTGCTAGGCGAAACCCCAAGCTTTTGACTTTATTTGGTCAAAGTAAGGTCGGAAAGACAACCACTCTTTCTAAGTTGGAAAACTGCTTGATCCTTGACACAGAGAAGGGTACTGACTTTGTCAGTGCAGTGAAAGTGCAAGTCAACAGTTTAAATGAGCTGATGTCTACCATGAAAGCTATCCGTGATAGCGATCATAAGTATGACTATATTGCTCTTGACACTCTCGACAACATGGTGTTCTGGATTGAACATGCTGTTTGTGCAGAGAACAAAGTAAAACAGATCGGTGATATTCCTTTCGGTGGCGGTTATGCACAAGTAAGAGATAGAGTAATTACTCTTATCGGTCGTTTAAAGAGTTTAACCCCTCACTTAATCTTAATTGGTCATCGTAAGAAAACATTGATTGGTTCAGATAGTGTAGAGGTAAACACTTCATCGTTAGATTTATCAGGCAAGCTTAAGAACCTTGTTATGGCAGACAGTGATGCTATCGGCTTTGTCTACAGAGATGAAGAAGGTAACTTAAAAGTGACGTTTGAAGCTTCTACAGAAATAGAAGCAGGCTCACGTTGTGAACACCTACGTGGAAACGTAGTGGAATTTGAATGGGAACATATTTATATTGATTAACTATCTTTACGTTTGTAGAAAGATCTAAAAAAGAGAACTAATGAGTTACGGTTTCGACGAAAGTACTAACCAAAGTTCAGGAGCAAATATTATGGCTCCTGGTATTAATGAAAATGTTAAACTTGTGAACGTAGTCTACGAGCCTTCAAAATCTGATGGTACTGGTGACTTAGTATTGCGTTTTAATTTTGAAACGCTTACAGGAGCAAAGTTTAGCCATGTAGAATGGGCAATCGATGAAGATCGTGAGCGCAACAATGCTCGTCAATGGGGTAAAGACCCTGAAGAGCATCTTAAGAGTAGATATGTTGCTCAATCAGAGCGTATCTTTCATATATTAACAGTGTTTGTTCCTCGTGAGGTGCTAATTAAGTCTGTAGGTAAAACTGACAGCTTTGCATCATTCTCTAAAGCGCTTATTGCTGCATTGGCAACTAATCACGTAGACAAATTGGTACGTATCAAAGTCATTCTTAACAAGAAGGACTACTTGACATTCCCAATGCGTGCTATTAAGCCTTTTATTCAGTCTATGGAGCAGCCAAACAACTTGGTTGTAGATCCTAAGTGGGAGCGTATTGAGCGCATGACACCCACTGACGAAGGCTCAATGACTACAGACTGGGAATCTACTCCTGCAGAAGCACCATCAACAAGTGCTGAACCAGATTGGTAAAGATTTAACTTAATGGGGAGGGGAGTAATCCTCTCCCTATTTTATTTATTGTATATGTACCAGCTACAGGAACCTCTTACAAAAGAGTTTATTCTAAAAAACCTAACACAAGAGCAAATTATGGAACACTATCTTGGTGTTCCTATTGTATTTAACAAGAAGATTTGCTCTCCTCTACGTAGAGACAACAGTCCTACATGTGGTTTTAGGTATGCTCCTAGTGGCGATTTGTACTTTAGAGATTTTTCAGGACATTTTGCAGGCAATGCTTTTAACATTGTGGAGTACATCTACGGATGTAACTTCAATGAAGCCTTAGAAATTATTGCAAAGGACTTTAGCTTACGTGATGGCGATAGTAAGATATCAAGAGTAGATTATAACTACGATAATATCAAGCAAGCGCAGCAACGTAATACAGAAATACACATAAAAGTCAGACTATTTAATACTCTTGATAGAGATTACTGGTCCAGCTTTGGTATTTCTAAAGCAACGTTACAGCATTTCGGCGTGTTTGCGTGCGAAGCTGTCTGGCTTAACGGCAAGATGGTGTATCGCTACACAAAGAATGACCCTGCTTATGCTTACCGATTTGATGAAGGTGTATACAAGATATACTTTCCGACAAGACGTAAGATGAGATTTATGTGCAATACTAATGTAATGCAAGGTAAAGCTCAGCTAAATGAGACTGGAAATTTTGTAGTACTCACTAAGAGTATGAAAGATGTTATGTGTTTGTATGAATTTGGTATACCTGCCGTCGCTCCGCAAAGCGAATCAGCGTATCCAGACGAAGAGTTCATTGACCAACTCAAAGAAAGGTTTACTAAAGTGTA